TAAGTCTGAAGGTGTTCAGCTTAGATGGGGTGCGGCCTGGACAATTAAAGACTTCGCTGCATGGTCTGGCGCAACGTTAAAGTTTAAAAACAATTGGACAGTAGAATATTCTGCAAGCGCAGAAGATGCTATGAATAGTTACGTTGATACGCGTAGAGATCAGGGTCGTAGACCATTCATAGATGCACCACACTTTGAATTGATTGTATAAAAAAGGCGGCATCAGGAGCATGGAGAACTCTGACGCCGCCAGTTGGGCAGGTGTACTTCACAGGGAGAAAAAGTGAATAGACTTGTATTATCACATGTCCTCTAGTGTGGCAACACTGCCCTTATATTTGTGCCCACCAATCATCAGGTATAGGCGGCTCTTCTTTGTGGTCCTCTGGCTCTAGCTTGTAAGCATACAAACCATTGCCATCGTATCGTCTTGAGACAGTACGGAAACCAAACTTCTTTTTTCTTAGGTCTCTCAATGCAGCACTAGCACTTGCCTCTGGTGCGTTGGTTGCATTGCTTAACTCAGAGAGTGTGACCCAATCGTTATCCTCCATGTATTGTTTTATTTTTTGCAACTGTGGCATGAGCCTGTTGAAGTCACGCTCATGCACATAGTCATCTCCATCAAAGTGAGGTTCAATATCCATTAGAACAGGGGTATTTCATCTTCTAATTGTAAAGGCGGTACTGTTGGTGGTTCATCCAAAGATTTCTGTTGGCTCTCAGATACCTGCAAAGACATATACTTACTGTCTCCTTTAACTCGCTTCCATCCCGCCATCTTAAGGCTGGTGTTATCTAATGGACCTGAGTAATCAGGGGCCTTTTCATTGCCATTCTTCTCGTTAGTAAACATAACGCCCAACTTTTTATACACCTCTACAATTTGCAAGCCAGCTTTGGTTTGATCAGCAACAAGAACAATCTTATTATCATTACCATCTATGTTTAGCTTACCTTGTAGTATCAGACGCTGAGTATCAAATGGTTTGAATGCTGCGCCTGAGTTGGTGTTGTCATATTCTGCCATGCTTTTGGCTCCTGTATTACCAGCTACTGCCGGCGGTTTTGCTGCCGCTATCAGCAGCGTACTTGTTGCCATCCATCTTCCCAAGGAAGACATCGGCATTGAACCCTAAGTGTGATAGGGCTTTGGTTAGGCCATCAGTGATAGCCATCTTCGGTGCATCCTCGGCAAGCCTGCCCTTGGTTGCATCAAAGAACTTACGGCACCCACTGAAGGGGCCGAAAGCATTTATCAATTCACCGTGCCATATCTGTACGTCTGCAATTACAGCAGTGTCACCATTGGATAGGTTAATGAATCGTGTGTTGTTAATCCAGCCCCAGCCCTCACCGACAGGACCGAACCGTTCTGTAGCGCACCGCACCTGATACATAGGATCAATGGCAGTAAAGCTGCGCGATCCAAAGCTAACTTGCTTGAGGAACTTAGGGTCTGATGTTTCTACCTTGTTCCATAAATCTAGGTTACTCATGTGCTTTCCTTTCTGGCTGCTATTCTTAGTGATCCGCGCTTGTCTCTGCGCACAGTTAATAGATCGCAGTAAACCTCACGCTCATTATCACCCACCATTTCTTTCAGACTTTTCTTAGCTGTCTCAAATGACTTGGCGTATAGCTCATTTAATATGTAATCATAAGCCACAGACTTGAATTGATTGTCGTGGTTGGCATCACGCTTAATCATTTCATCAACAGGTATCTTGTCTGTCTTCACAGCGTGTGGCTGGTCATAACCTACTGGCTCTGTGTCGGTATCAACGTAAGACCAGAACTGTCTAACCGCAGTCATCATAAGGTTAAAGTATGACTCGCTCCATGCAACGTGTGAGCATTCCCACTTGTTGTTGCCAAAGAATGCAGAGAGATAGCAACCATCCTTCTTAGCCAGTGCCATATAGCACTGTAGCTGGGGCATGTAGTAATCAATCAGCTTATCCATAGTGTTGTATGAATTGGTGTGCTTGCACTCAACGATAGAGTTGCGGCACATGCCATCAATCATACCCTTCATAGGCACCTTATCTATGGTGCGCTCGTATTCATACTGGTTGCTATGCACTAGGTAATCATTGCCATCTTTTGCTGGCATGTTCTCCTCAAACCATTGGATGTTAAATGATTCTGTGTAGCTACCCATACGTACAGCTAGGTTGCTTGATAAGTCCTCGCCCTGTGTTCTGCCTGTCTTGATCTCCCATAAGGGATACCAATCACCCTGCATAATTTTTACACAGTCAGACCCGCCTATAAATCCTGTTCTCTTCATGTGATTCTCCATTCTCCATGATTTATTTATGCTGCATACGCGCAGCAGTGTCAACAGCTATCCCTAATAGTTCATTAAGAACAATGATCTGCTCGCTGCGCCATTGGGATATACTGGAATCTTGCTTTCTTCCACCGTCCCGATCTAGCTGCATTTCCGTCAGCTCCTGCAACCGAGTCAGTCTCTTTTCTAAAGCCATAACCTTCTTTAAAGTTGTGATGTTTAGTCGTAAGTTCATCAATTGTTTTGTTGGCGTAAGCATCGCCGTACTCCTCCCTCAATCTCGTCTCGTAAACAAACCTGTACTCATCAAGGTCATCTTCTGTGACCTGCGTTGTATGCACTAAGCCTTGGGATAGTCTGCCGTATAGGTAATCAATAGCCACGTGTTCCTTGGCAGCAATCTTCTTAGCTACTACAGTAAGAGGATTAAAGTCCCACTTGTCTGTGCTTTTGTCTGCAATAGCGCGGGTAGTCTCATCGCCAGCAGCCTTAGCTGCATTGACAAAGACCTTAACGGGAGGCCAGTTGCGTGTGCCATGAGTGGATCGTATCTGCTTATCGGTGCGCTCTAAGAACAGATCAACCAATCCATTATTAACTTGTGAAGGCATGACTCCATTGATGTCTTGAACAATGAACTTCATTTCTTGTAGCAGTGTCTCGTTAGTCATACCCACTGGTGGTGTGTATCTTTTAAGTACACCTTGCAGCCACTTACCTATGGTTTGTGTGCGTGCACTGTAATCAAGCTGACTCATTACGTTTGTCCTCTAAGCTAAACACATTGGTATCCCAGCCCTGATTAAGAATGTCATTAAGGCGTGAGTCATTGTTGCTATCGTAGTGTGATAGATCATCCTCCCATCGCTCTGCTCTGAGCCATGTGGATGGATGAGGAATGAATCTTATCTCTGTATTCTCGCTGATTATCTGAAACTTCTTAGTAGCTTCTATAATTACTGAAGCATCTTCTATCTCACAGGCATTGATGAATGCTAATCGTGCTACACCTTTACCTATCCTACGTGGGTACGACTGCCAGAATAATTTAAAATCTTCTGAGTCAGGAAGCCTTGGTTTCCTTGCCATACTTGTTCTCCTTTGCTATGAATTAGAGGGGAGTAGTTTTTATTAGCTGAGTCAACTACTAGGAAGAATACATGTGTATTCGTGCTACTCCCCACGATTACTTAATTCTCCAGACTCTAAAGCCTGAGTCATTTTGTCTGGCTGTAATTCCTATATCTGGGCACGATCTTTTTATCCAAGCACGAGCAGCGTTAAGTGCATGGCCATTATGAACTAAGAAACTATCGCCAATCCCCATTGTTTTAATTGGTTCGTACTGAGTAGAAGGTGTTGGTATGTTGTGTTCAATCACGATCATTTGATTCTCCTTGTATGATCTTTGCAAACTCTTCACCTGACATGATGACAAGTGTTTGTGGCTTACCTGTTTTTCTTTTGTAGAAGGCTATGTCTCTGCCCTCTAAGACAGTGAAGGGGCTAGGGAAGTTAGACTTATCTCTGTACTTAACCTCGCCTACCAACCATCGTTGTCCGTCCAGTGTGAGGTGGATGTCTCCACTCCACTCTCCTCCGAGCGCTCCGCTAAGGGGAACTCTTTTGCAGGCAACTCCGATTGACTTGAGCCAATCCACGAACCATTTTTCATGGTAAGTTCCTTTGTTCTTATTTTTGTTTGCCATTTATCCTCCCGATAGCAGGGCATGCATAGAAACCAATGCGTCTTGGGATACTTTCCCGATAGCACGGCAACATAGTACCTGCATTCTTGTTCACAATTATCACAGTAAGCAGTGTGACCTAGCTTATTGCTTTGACTTGATGATGATTTCACAGTTCAAAGCCTCAACCCAACAGGATAACATGAACGCGCTGGGTCTACGCTTCTTTCTCTCCCACTTACCGACCAGTCCATCAGCGCATCCTATCTCATAGTCCAGTGTGCGCTGAGATATGCCTAACTCATTACGTCTGACCACAAGCTGCTGTATTATGTGGTCATATACCCTCATCTTCTTGGAGTTAGTTTCTTTTTGTCTGATCGTTTGTAAGTTCGTCCATTAATTAGTAACTCCAGCATGATCCATACTTTCTTAGCGGTCACATGCTTTAGTTCAGAGCCACCAACTGTTCTGTAATAGGTAGAGGTAGGTACTCCTGCTTTGATGAATGCTTTTAGCAGAGGAACGTCTGCTTCTTTTGACTTCGCTATGAGCGATTGATAATAACTTTGCATACGCTCCTATTACTGCGTCTATGCAGCGTCAGTCAACCATGTTTACTAGACCATCCTTTTCTTTCATACTTAATATTGTGATTGATTGCGTAAGTTCTTAGTGTTTCATGCTTTGTCCCAAGAATAACAGCAGCCTCATGTAAGTTGTAATGATTAAGCACTGAACTCAGTAGCTCAACTCGCTCACGCCTATGACGCGCTGCTATCTCAGGCCAGAACTCAAGGTTCAACCATCACCTCCACACTCTAAGCATGGCTCATTGCGTACATCTATGTACCCACCATTAATGAAATCAATTACTGGCACCTCCTTCTCAACGTACCCAAGGCCATAGCATGTGCTGCAATGGCTTACATGCTTCTTATAGCTGTCTTTGGCAGCTTTCTTTAAAGATTCTGGGAAATCAAAAATCAATTTCATCATCAATCTCCTCTGGTGGGTTGGCACTTTCCCAAGCTCTTGTTGCACGATCCATAAACTTTGTGCGTTTAAATCTTGGGTTGGTTTTTTCTAAGTCATCTGCCAAGATAGCAATATGAGTAGGCCAACTTAACATTGGCGCTATGTTATCAGCTATGTATTCAAGATGCTGCTTGCTCAAGATCATTGTCTGCCTCCATTGCTGAAGGCATTCTGATAACCTCACCATTATCACTAGGTACTAACTGCTTGGCAAGCTCACCATATAAAGCAATGCTGTAAGTTGTTGAAGTGTCATCATACTTGCTTTGTGTTTCAATAGCTA